CATGGGTGCGATCACCCGCACGATGCTCGGCCGGTCCGCACACCCGGTGCACACGATCCACGTCGAGTGCGGCACCCTCGCCCGGGTCGATGGCGCAGTCCCGTCGGTGCATGGCAGCGTCGACGACCACGGCCGCCCCGTCCGCCAGCTCGAGGACTGGCAGCAGGGCGTCGTCGTGCTGGAGATGGCACCGGAGCCCGGCGACCTGCCGACCGTCGAGCTGGTCCCGATCCACGACGGCCGAGCCCGATGGCGTGGCCGCACCTACACCGCCCCGATCTGATAGCAGCCGGGCACTGTGTTCTCACTTCGCCCCCAGGCGGCACTAGCGACCCCCGGCCGTCTCTCCCGGCCGGGGGTCGCTGCGCGCCTGGGCCGCTACCCTGCCCGCTGACGCGCAGCACCAGCTGCGCCCGACACAGGTGGTGGGCACCATGAAGACCACGATCGCAGTCCTCGCCGTCGTCCTCGCACTGACAGCGTGCGGAGGCGACGACAGCAGCGCCGACCTGACCCCGTGCGAGCAGGCATGGGAACAGGGCCTCGGCAACGCCCAGCAGCCGGGCATCGACCGCGACGAGTGGCTCGCCGGATGCCGAGCCGAAGGCGGCGACGAACAGCCGCTCGACTGACGCCAGGTCAGCGGCCGCCGGTCCGCACGATGGCGGCGATGTTGCGGAGCGCCAGGCCGTCGAGCACGTCGAGCGGTTCGCCCCGTGCCTCCAGCCGCTCCGCCATCTCGACGAGACGGGCAGCGATGTGCGGTGCGTGCTCCGACAGCCGGCGTTGCCGCGGCCGCATCGTGGGCGCGAAGGTGTACATGTCCTGCTCCTGCTGACTCAGGGGTTGGGCTAGGACCGGCCCAGGGCTGCAACCCTGGGCCGGTCCGCCACTCATCGGCACGACCGTGCCCGAAGTTGAGGCCGAACGCGAACGACCCCCGGCGCGCTGGCCGGGGGTCGTTGCCGTTGTGGCTCAGTACGGGCGGACGCTCATCGCCTGCCGCAGCTGGGCGACCGTGGCCGTGCGCTGGTAGATGCTGGCCGTCGACAGGTCCCGGTGGCCGCCCATCTCCATCACCACCCGCAGATCGCCGCAGCTGTCCATCACGTCCGACAGCGCCGTGTGGCGCAACGCGTGCGGACACACCCGATCCCAAGCGTGGACCTTGATCCCGGCCTGCCGCAACGACTGACCGACCAGCCACCCGACCGTGCCGATCGACAGCCCGTCATGCGGCGGCTTCCGCGACCGGAACAGCGGCCCCGACGCCGCCGGCTCGTCGGCCAAGTAGCGACGCCACGCCCGGTCCACCTGCTCGATGACCGGCAGGACGCGTTCGTGGCCGCCCTTGCCGACCACCCGCACCGTGCCGGAGCGCCGGTCCCAGTCGTCGATGTGCAGCGTCGCCACCTCGGCGCGTCGCAACCCGAGGCCTAGCATCGACCAGACCATGGCGTGTAGGCGTGCGTCGGCCTCCGACACCTCGAGCAGCCGCGCCACGGCATCGGCTGGCAACGCCGCCGGAACGGTGCGCCGCTTCTTCGGCCGGGCCACGTCCACCATCGGGTTCCGCCGTAGCTTGCCGTTGCGGACCAGCCAGACGCAGAAGGCGTTCAGGATCCCGAGCTCAACTCTTCGCGAGGATGGCCTCAAGCCGTCCCGGTCACGCATGTGCGAGTCGATGTCACGTCGCGTGATGCTCGACGGGTCACGCTCTCCGAGCCGGTCTGCGAACCGCCGCAGGATGATCCGTTGCTGACGGGCCGTGGTTCGGACGATCTCACCCCGCCGGGTCCGGTCCTCGATGTATGCCCGCGCCGCCGTGTGTGCCGGCGTCTGCACCTCTGCCACCTCCACCGTCGGCAAACTCAAGTGGCGGTAGAGGGTATGCGTCGCCATGTGATCGACCATGGGTCATGCGGCCCTTTGCAGATTGCATGGGGAAGGCTGAATAGGCAGGTCAGCGGTAGGAAAGGGTCCGTCGAGGTCGTCCCCGGCGAGCCAGTCGATCGGGGCGCCGGTCACCTGTGACCAGACAATCACCACCGACTTGGTCGGCGTGGTGTGCCCGTTCTCCCATCGTCCGATCGTGTTGCGGCTGACGCCGAGGTGCGCCGCCATGGCGTAGCTGGAGACGCCCGATGCGCGCCTCGCTTTCGCCATCCGGTCCCCGAGCGTCCACCCGAGATCGAGTCCTGTCGTTGCCATAGCCGCCTCCCACTATCCGTGGCCATGCACAGACTAGTGCAGGAAGGGGCAAACCTCAAGATCGGCTCAGCGCGCCGGAAACTGTGCCTTGGGTACTTGACACATACTGGTGCAATGCGCCATCTTGCGTCCCCATGGTTCCCGACCTGCTCACCACCGCCGAAGTCGCTGAACGCCTCGGCGTCGACCGGTCCACGCTGACCCGCAGGGTCCAGCTCGGCCGCATCACCCCAGCCGCACGGCTCCGCAACGGCGCCATGCTCTGGCACCCCGACCAGCTCGACGAGCTCGCCGCCGCCAGCGCCACCACCGAGGTGGCGTGATGGCCCGCACCACGATCATCATCGACGCCCTCCAGACGAAGGCGCTCGGCGCCTCCGCCAAGGTCGACCGGCTCACCTCCATCGACTCCGTCCTCGAGGTCCGCATCGGCAACGAGACGATCCGCATCGTCGTCCCCGCCGACCAGGCGCACGGCATCGCCGCTGCCATCGCCTCCGACCTGCTCGCCTGCCTGCCCGTCGTCGGGGGTGCGTGATGGCGCCCGATGACCTGGCTGATGTTCTGCGACTGCACCGACTGTGGCTCGACGGGGAGCCCGGCGGCCAACATGCGGACCTCGCCGGTGCGTACCTCGCCGGTGCGAACCTCGCCGGTGCGTACCTCGCCGGTGCGGACCTCGCCCGTGCGGACCTCGCCGGTGCGAACCTCGCCGGTGCGAACCTCACCCGTGCGGACCTCACCGGTGCGGACCTCGCCGGTGCGAACCTCACCCGTGCGTACCTCGCCGGTGCGGACCTCGCCCGTGCGAACCTCGCCGATGCGAACCTCGCCCGTGCGAACCTCGCCGATGCGTACGGCGTCGCCGCCTGGTCAGCGGGCCAGGTGGGCCTCGGGCATCTGATGCTCGGCGCCGTCATCGACGGCACGCTGCGGATCTGGGCCGGGTGCTGGTCAGGCACCGCCGACGAGTGCCGAGCAAACCTGACCCAGCCTGGCGGGCCACCCGAGTACCGGGACCGCGCTGACCGTGACGCCCTGATCGCCGACGCCCTTGCCGGGCTGGAGCGCATCGAGTCGCATCTCGTGCCCGTCGTCGGGGACGCAGCATGAGCCCGGTCATCGAGGCGCTTGTCATCGTCGTCGCGCTGGTCGTCCCGGCGCTGTGGTTCGGCCGGGTCCGCAACCGGCCGCAACTGCCGCCTCTGGGTCCTCGGTGGACCGTCGAGGGCCTGGACCGGCAGTCCCGGGAGTGGTCCGTGATCGACGTGGCGTGGACGCCTGAGGACGTCCAGGCCGTGATGGTCGACGCGATGGCCGCCCGCCACCACGTCCTGCTCCGAGTCGTCGACCGGGAGGGCCGGGCGTGACCGACACCGACTGGCTCGCCTGGCGCAAGGCAGGCATCACCGCCTCCGACATCGCCCGGGCGCGCTCCGGGCGCTACGGCGGCCGCTACGGGGTCGTCGCCGACAAGCTCGGCCTGACGCCGCCGGCCGAGACGACCGACGTGATGCGCCGCGGCCTCCGCTGGGAGCAGGTCATCGCCGACAGCGTCGCCACCATCACCGGCCTGCACGTCGTCGGCGAGCAGGCATGGTGCCAGCACCCCGACTACTCGCACCACCGGGCCACGGTCGACGGGTTCCTCTCGCCGCTGGCTGAGGCGACGATGGACGACGTCGCCGCCGGGCTCGAGATCAAGACGCACGGCGCGAACGTCCGGCCCGCATGGGACTACTGGATGCCGCAGGTGACCTGGCAGATGTGGGTGACGGGCATGTCCCGCACCCTCGTCGCCGCCGCCGAGATCGACGACGATGCCGACGAGCTGGTCGCGCTGCGGCTGCGCTGGGTCACGTTCGACGCCTTCGAGTGCGACGACCTCGTCGTCCTGGCCGATGAGCTGTGGGAGCACGTCCAGGCCGAGACGCTGCCCGAGCCGGACGTCGCCTCGGCGCTGGACGTCGTGAAGGCCGTCCACGCCGTGGCCGTCGATGCTGACACGGTCGACCTGTCCGACATGGTCGACGACCTGCGCCGCCTCGACGAGATCAAGGCCGCCGTGCGCGCCGTGACAGATGAGCGGGACCTGATCGAGGCCCGCATCCGGGACCGGCTCGCCGCCGCCACCAAGGGCGTCGCCGACGACGGCTGGCGCGTGTCGCTGTCGAAGCCGGCGCTCACGGTCACCGCCGAAGCGGAGGCCGAGCTGCTCGCCGCCCGCCCCGACCTCGGCCGCCTCGTCCTCGACCGGGACAGGGCGAAGGCCGAAGCGCCGGACCTGTACGAGGCCGCACGCCGCCCGCTCGGCGCTCGCCGCCTCACCGTGACCGCACCCAAGGGAGAGACCCGATGAACAAGCCCGTGCTCGTCAGTCGCCACGCCACCCCGGCCGTGGCCGAACCGGCACCGTCCGGCGGCGCGATGGAGCTGCTGGAGGTGGAGCTGCGCCGAGCGCAGGCCATCGCCCGAGCCAAGGACGCCCTGCCGCGCAGCTACCGGGAGAACCCGGGCGCGGTGCTGCTCGCCGACCAGTGGGCTCGCAGTCGTGGCATCGACACGCTGACCGCCATCCAGACCGTGAGCTTCGTGGACGGTCGACCGGTCGTGGACGCCACCATGCAGCGGGCGCTCGCCGAGAGGGCCGGCTACGAGGTGCGGGTCGTCGACCTGTCCGACCAGGCGGCCACCGTGATCGTGCTCCGCAACGGCTCCGAGCTGGGCCGGGAGACGTTCACGCTCGACGAGGCGAAGCGGCAGGGCCTGACCGGCAAGTCGAACTGGCAGAAGACGCCCCGGAACATGTTGGTCGCCAGGGCCACCACGAACGCCATCCGCTTCTTCGCCCCGAGCGTCCTCGTCGGCCTCGCCGCTGACGACGACGTGATGGACCCGACCGAGGTGCTCGCCCCGGTCCAGATCGACGGGCCGGGGGACGCCGCTCCCCCCGCCGCCGCTCCCCGGCCCGTCCCCACCGCCGACGTCGACACGGGCGAGATCATCGACGCCGAGATCGTCGAGCCGGTCGACGAGCCCGAGCAGACGGCGATGCTCGGCGACACGATCACCGTCGCCGACCTCAAGAGCGCCCAGAAGCTCGCCGGGGTCGGGCACGGCGACGTGATCCGCTGGGCGTCCGAGCACGCCGGGGAGCCGGTGGCGAACCTCACGGCCATCGCCAGCCGCCAGGACCTCGCCGCCGCCGTCCTCGACTGGCTCCAGGCGCCGGAGGAGCTGGCATGAGCGGAGGGTCTCGCCGATCACCCTTCGATGCGGTCGTCGACCTCACCCAGTACGTCGCCGACGAGGCCGACGCCGAGTCGCTGCTCGATCGGCTGTTTCGACGGGTGCGGTTCGACGAGTCGGGCTGCTGGCTCTGGCAGGGAGCGATCAGCAGCGGGTACGGGCAGATCGGCGTCGGGCGGCTCCACCACGGCAACAAGCGGACCGTGCTCGTTCATCGGATGGCGTGGACGGCGCTCGTCGGACCGATCCCGCCCGATCTCGTGCTCGATCACCTGTGCCGAACCCGTCACTGCTGCAACCCGGACCACCTTGAGCTGGTGACGTTGGCCGAGAACAAGGCCCGAGGTGAGTCGCTGCTGGCCAAGAACGCCCGGAAGACCCACTGCAAGTGGGGGCACGAGTTCACCCCGGAGAACACGGTGCTGGTCCGTCGTCCGGGCAAGCCCGATGGAAGGCACTGCCGGGCCTGCCGCTGGCTGCGCAGGAGGGGCCTGCACGCCCGGCAGGTGGCCGCATGACCGCAGCGGCCGTCCGTGAGGTCGACTGGCAGCGCACCGTCTGCGAGACGCTCGACGTCAAGGGCTGGACGTGGAACCACACCCGTCGCTCGATCGGCGGCAAGGGCAAGGGATGGGTCACCGCCACCACCCTCAAGGGCTGGCCCGACCTCGTCGCCTGGCGCGGACCGCGCCTCCTGTTCATCGAGTTGAAGGCCGACGGCGGCCGACTCACCGCCGAGCAGCAGGTCGTCCTCGTCGAGCTCCAGACGGTCGCCGCCGCCAACCCGCACGTCGAGGTCCACGTCTGGCGGCCGAGGGATTGGGATCGGGTCGTGGCGGTGCTGCTGTGATCCCGTGCCCCGACTGCGGTGTGCTGCTCAAGTCGGCGGCGTCGCTCGGCGGCCACTACTCGCAGGCGCACGGGCGGGCGCAGACCACCGAGGCGTGCCCTCGCCGGGACTGCTCGTGCGACCTGTGCCGGACGTGGTCCCGGACCCGTGCCCGCAGCCGCCGCCGAGCCGTGTCGCAGCAGCCGTGGCGGATCGTCACGCCGCGACCCGACTGGTTCGGCGAGGCCGCCTGCAAGGGCCACGACCCGAGCCTGTGGCACCCGGACGGATGGACCAACCAGCGCGAGGCGGCCCAGGCCATCGCCATCTGCCGCGGCTGCCCGGTCCGCACCGACTGCCTCGAGCACGCACTCGAGCAGGACGAGGCGCTCGGCATCTGGGGCGGCACGCAGCCCGGCGAGCGGCACCGCATCGCCGCCTACCGAGCCCGCTCCGAGGCGGCGCTATGAGCCTCACGACGTGCGACCACTGCGGCGACCAGGCCGTGATCCGCAAGACCCGCCACGGCGCGCTGTGCGACATGCACCACAAGCGCCTCCTGCGGACCGGCACCGTGCATCGCAGCGGCCACGACTACCTGCCGCCGCCGCCCGGCCGGTGGGTCGAGCACGCCGCCTGCAAGGGCACCGACCTCGACGACTGGTTCCCGGTGCGTGGCGGGTCGCTGACGGCGCTGCGGGCGATCTGCGCCGCCTGCCCGGTGATCGACCGATGCCGCACCTATGCGCTGGCCCACCCGAGCCTCATCGGCGTGTGGGGCGGCACGAGCGAACGGCAACGCCGGCTGATCCGGCAGGCGCAACGCACGGAGGTCGGCTCGTGATCTGCGGCGACACCGTCATCACCCCGAACGGCTGCGTCGTGTTCGTCATCGGCGACGTGCCTGCCGTGGAGGTGCAGTACGACGACGGCAGCACCGCCGTGCTGCCGGTCGACCAGCTCGCCCCGTGGACACCGGAGTCCGAGCCATGACCTGGGTGCCCGCCGTCGGCGACGTCGTCGAGGTCCGGTTCAACCAGCCCGACGCGCGCCGTGCGCCATGGTGGGACCACCGGTGGATGGTCACCGACGTGCTCCAGTCGACGATCGGGCCGGTCGTGATCGCCTACGAGCACTCCAACAGCCTCGGCGACGTGTTCGACGACGACGCCGGCGGCATCGCCCCGAAGGCGTTCCTGCCCGGCCACGACCACGTCCTGCGCCTCGCCGGCCAGGTCGAGGGGCAGCAGACGCTGGAGCTGACCCCGTGATCTGGTCGCTCGCCCCGCTCGGCATCCTCGCCGTCCTTGTCGCCATCGACTGGATGGCGGCCCGCCGGGACGGGCGGCCGTGGATCGAACCGGCGTGCTCGTGCCTGCATCCCGACCCCGAGAGCCGAGACCTGCGATGCGCGTCCCGCTGCCGCACCTGCGGCTGCCTGTGGGACGTGTGGACCGGCGCACCGCTCGACCAACAAGGAGACCACCCATGACCCGCAAGACCCTCCTCCTCGCCCTCGCCGCCGCCGCCGCACTCGGCCTGACCGGCTGCCGGCTCCACCCGTCGTCGCCCGGGTTCCTGCCCGACGGCAGCTCCGTCTGGATCCTCGACGTGGACCGGGACGACAACGGCGACGGCGTCACCGACCGCACCGTCCGCACCTGGATGTACTGGTGCCACGGCACGCCCGAGGCGCCGCAGCCGTGCGGCACCGAGCGTCAGTGGGCGTGGGGCGAGCTCGGGACCGTCGCCCCGTGACCCTCGCCGCCACCGTGACCCGGGCGCTGGAGCAGCACGGGTGCCGCAACGCCGCCCGGCTCGCCCGACTCGTCATCACCGAGGTGCGTGACCACGACGCCCGGCTCCTCGAGCAGATCCGGGTCCGGGACCTGCCGCTGCCCGAGTGTCCCGACGGCTGTGTCGTCGGCGCCGAATGGCGACGGCAGGCCGAGCACGCCCGCCACGAGATCCAACAGCTCCGCAGCGACCTGCTGCACGCCACCAGGGAGGCCCGGCATGGGTGACGACATCGTGGAACGGCTGCGGTTCATTGTGCCGATCCATGAAGGCCGCAGAGGCCACGACTGCATCGCTGCCGCCGCCGACGAGATCGAACGACTGCGTAGAGAAGTAGACGATCTCCGCATCTACATCCGCATGAGCGCCATCAACGGGCTGCGAATGGTTGGGCTCACCACGAAGGAGGACGACCGTGGCTAACGACATCGTGGAACGGCTGCGGCAGAGCGACGGGTTCAAGGTCTTTCGGGCTAGCGACGGGTTCAACGGCATCCGCTCTGACACGGACCTACTGCGAGAAGCCGCCGACGAGATCGAGCAACTGCGAGCCGAGAACCAGTCGTGGCGATCACTCGACCAGATCCGACTCGACCTGCTGCGGCAGTCGGCAGCCGAAATGAAGCGACTGCAAGGTCTGATCGACGCCTGGACCTCAGCCCCCTTGGCGGAGTGGTGGCAGGACGAGCCGATACCCCACGAACTTGTCGCCGCCGAGGACGCCCTCCTTGCCGCCGCCACGAAGGAGGACGACCGTGGGTAGGCGCTGGGTGCCGGCCGGCAACATGCCGCAGGGTCGGGGCATCAACCCGGCCGACATCGCCGCACGTCTCACCCGGCGCAAGCGCGCACCACAGCGCGCCACGGTGGACGACGGGTTCGGGTCGGTGTGGCCGATGTGCGACCGGCCCGACTGCGACCTGCACGTCGTCCGGCCCGGCGTCGCCCGCTGCGAGGACGAGGAGAGGGCGACCGTGACTGACGCCGCCGCCACCTGCCCCCGCTGCGCCGACCGGGTCACCGCCCCCGTCGGCGAACGCCGGCGCTGCGGCTGTGGTCGCAACGAGCTCGTCCACGACCCCGACGGGGCGTGGATCCGCCCCATCTCACCCCGACCCGCACGAGGAGGACGCCGTGGATGACACTTGGGACCTGTGCGACAAACCCGGCACCGAATGCGGCCTGCACACCGACCACAACGGCCAGCCGAAGTGCCACGTCGCCCGCCGAGAGGGCGAATGTCCCGGCCTCAAGGAAATGCCGGACCTTTGGCGGCTGCCTGCGATCCCACCGGTCATTGAGCCCGGCGTGCCCGTCTGGCACTGCCTCGCCCTGATCGCCTTCGTCGCGCTCATCGTGGGCGGCGCCATCACGCTCGTGGCCGTCACGGGAGCAGGCTCATGACCGACGACGCCTACCTCCGACTCCGGGGCTACGCCGACGACCTCGCCGGGCGCCGAGCGTCGCTGTCTGCCTGGATGCTCCGCAACCCGAGCGCCGAAGACCTCGACGACGACCAGTACCGCGAGCTCGTCGCCCGGGACCCGAAGCCACGCACCGACGACCTCGTCACGGCGCAGCGGTTCCACGACCTCATGGCCGTAGCGCTGACGGCCTACGAAGGCCGAAAGTCGGATTGCTGGGAGCGCCAGGAACAGACGCTCGGATGGCTCCTCATCGGCCTGATGGTCGTGTCGATCATCGCCGTCATCCTCGCCACCGCCTACGGGGTGACCCGATGACTGACCCGTTCGCCGCGGCGTTCGCCCGCCTCGAGCAGGCGATGGCAGACGACGACCAACCCGAACGGCTGGTCCGACTCCGCCGCCACGACGCCCACCTCGCCCAGGTCGTCGCCGCGCTCGACGTCGCCGACCCGTCCCGAGACACCGGCCTCGTCGACGAAGCGCTCGCCTGGGCAGCCGTGAGGCCCGCCGCCAGCTTCACCGCCGGCGACGTCCTCGCCGACCTGTGGGCATGGGCCAGCGGCCGAGGACGCACCGCATGACCTCCTGGCACCTCCACATGACGTGCCCGCTCGACGGGATGCCGCTCGGCCTCGTGAACCAGATCCGCCACGAGGAGCCACGCACCGGCATCTGCCGCACCCTCATCACCGTCGTGCAGTGCGAAGACGGCCACCAGTGGGAAGCCGAGATCAACCTCATCCGCCACGCCACCACGCAGCGGAGGACGCCGCCGTGACCGCCGACAAGCTGCGCGAGCTGAAGCCGCTGTTCTCGTGGCGCTCGGCGATCTGCGACTCCGAGCTGCCGCCGTCGGCCCGTCACGTCGCCCTCACGCTGTCGCTCCACATGAACGAGCGGGGCGGGTCGTGCTTCCCGTCGATCAGCACCCTCGAAGCCGAATCCGGGCTGTCGAGGAACACCGTTCTGACCGCCCTGCGGCAGCTCGAGGACGGCGGCTGGATCACCGTGAAGCGCTCCGATCGGGCCGTCAACCGGTACACCGCGACCCTTCCTGCTGGCGCGATCACCGCGCTAGGGGAGGCCGCTGCTAGCGCGACCACCGCGCCAGGGGTAGCGCGACCATCGCGCCAGGGTGGCGCGACCACCGCGCCAGACCTAGCGCGACCATCGCGCCCTAACTCTCCAATAGAACTCTCCACTAACTCGCGCGCGGCCCGCACCGACTACGTCCCGCCGCCCGACCCGACCCGAACCCAGGAAGCCGCACTCCGACTCGTCGCACCGGAGGACCGATGACCGACACCGACCACGCACTCGACGACGAGCTCGCCCGCCGCCGAGCACAACGGGACGCAGCCACTGAACGCGAAGCCGACCGACGAGCACGAGCGTTCGCCGCCATCGCCGCCATCCGCCAGCAGCTCAAGGAGACCGCCCGCCGATGACCCCACCCCGCACCCACCGCCACGGGCGAGCGCAGCAGCGCCACGCCGTCACCGCCATCGAGCACGCCGCACCCATGCTCGGCGCCATCGAGCAGCTCTACGCCCTGGCGATGGACTGGAGCCCGGGGTACAGCGCCGGCCAGGCCGACGTCAAGGTGTCCGGCGGCGGCCAGGACGGCAGCCCGCCACCGCCTGGCACGTGGCAGCGCCGACCCGTCGACCAGCTCGACGACGCCGTCCGGGCGCTCGTCGCCGCCTGCGACGGACTCACCCGCCTCGGCGTCGACCTGCTGCACCGCTCCACCGACACCGGACGCCGCACCACCACGGCGCTCTGCGCCGGCTGCCAGCGCACCGTCGCCTGCACGCCCGGCGACCGGCTCCGCTCCGGGCTGTGTAACGCCTGCTACCACGACGTCCGGGAACTGGCCGCCGTCCACCCGCACCTCGACCGGGGCGAGGTGCTGCTCCTGTGGGCGAGGGAGCAGGGCGTGATCGGGGAGCGCACGGGATGACACCGGTACATGGCGACACGCCGACGTCGAGATGCACGTACTGCGGTTTGCCCGACGGCCCACCGGCTCACGTCCCTGGGGCGCGCAAGTGTTGTCCTGACTGCCACCACGTGCCGCTGCCATACAACTGCCCCGGCTGTGGCGTGGCACAGGCTCACCAGTGCGTTTGCGATGATTGCTACCGAGCGGGTCGGCGCACTCCGTCGATGTCCGTCGACGATGGCTACCTGTGGCGCCTGTGGACCGGGCGGGAGTGACGCAGTCGTGGCACCTCTTGACGCACCGCGCCACTTCGTGCCAATCTGTGGTTTGGTCCGGGACGTGTCCCCGGACCGTCGTCGTTGCAGGGGGCGCCATGTACGCCAACCCGTACAGCCACCGTCGCTACCGCAAACTGCGACTCGACGTGCTCGCCTCAGCCGGCGGCGTCTGCTGGATCTGCGGACGACCAGGCGCCACCACGGTCGACCACGTCCGACCCGTGAGCACGCACCCACACCTGGCCCTCGACCCCGCCAACATGCGGGCAGCGCACCTCAGCTGCAACAGCGAGCGAGGCGCGCGGGCACCGGAACGCACGGCACCGCCGCCCGGCAGATGGTGAACGAGCCCGGTCTATGCATCCAGCCTGCATGACCATGCACACCAGCGGCCGACCGCGACGCGACGCCACACCCGTTCCGGGCCTCTGACTAGGCCTTTTCTAGCAGGCAGCTCCGACCGGGAAGCCCCGTCTATCCTTCGTTCTCTCTCCAGTACGCATCGTTATGCAAGGGCGGTGGGCGTTGCCTCGTGCTCGGAAGCAGCCGGCGGGGCTCGTCGAGGTCGCTGAGGCCGGCGATCGGCTCGCGACGCTGCGTGCGCTGCGGGCGACGTTGGCGTCGACGCTGGCATCGGCGGACCCGCCGCAGGTTGCTGCGCTGGCTCGCCAGTTGCAGGCGGTGCTGGCCGAGATCGCTGCGCTCGAGCAGGCAGCGCCGCAGGAGGTCGACCCGGTCGATGAGCTCACCCGTCGACGTGCGGATCGGATCGCAGGTGCCTCGGGTGATGGTGGCGCCGCCGGCGGTCAGCAGCGCCGCCGCCGAGGCGGTGGAGCTGGCTGAGACTGCGGGCCTGGTGCTGGATCCGTGGCAGCGGCTGTGCCTCGAAGTGATGCTCGGCGAGCGCGCCGATGGGCGCTGGGCCGCCTTCGAGACGGGCGTGGAGTGCCAGCGGCAGAACGGCAAGGGCGGGATCATCGAGGCGGTCGAGCTGGCCGGCCTGTTCCTGTTCGGCGAACAGCTGATCCTGCACTCGGCGCACAAGTTCAACACGGCGCGCGAGGCGTTCCGGCGGCTCCGGTTCTTGATCGAGAACACGCCGGACCTGGATCGTCGGGTCAGGCAGGTGCGCCAGTCGAACGAAGAGACGTCGATCGAGCTGAGGTCGGGTCAGCGGATCCGCTGGCTCGCCCGGTCAACGGGCTCTGGGCGTGGGTTCACTGGCGACCGGGTGATCCTTGACGAGTGCATGATCCTCGACGCGTCGATGATGGGTGCGGTGTTGCCGACCTTGGCGGCGCGACCCAATCCGCAGGTGAACTACTTCGGGTCGGCGCCGCTGGCCAGCAGTTCGCAGTGGCATTCGGTGCGGCGCCGTGCGATGTCCGGCGATCCGGGCCGCTTGGCGTTCGTGTCCTGGTCGGTGGCAGCCCCGCCGACGGGGCTGGACAGCGAGCAGCTGCGTGCGTGGGCGGCGGATCGTGACCGCTGGGCCACTGCGAACCCAGCGATGGGCATTCGTATCCCCGAGGAGTTCATCGCCGCCGAGTTCGACGCGTTGCCGCTCGGCGAGTTCCTGCGTGAACGGCTCGGGGTCGGTGATGAGCCCACGGAGACGTCGGCGGATCTTGCGCTGTCGGTCGACGATTGGGAGGCGTGCCGGGACCCTGGTGCGTCGATCAGCGCGCCGGTGGCGTTCGGCGTGCAGGTCGCGCCGGATCGGACCCGGTCGGCGATCGTCGCCGCATGGGTTCGTCCTGACGGCCTGGTCCATGTGGAGCAGGTTGACGTGCGCGACGGGGTGCGTTGGCTGCCTGGGCGCATGGCGGAACTGCATGAGCGGTGGTCGCCACGCTGGTTCATCGACGCCGCGGGCGCTGCCGGCACGTTGGTGCCGTTGGTGGCGTTCCCGCTCGAGTTGGTCGCAACCCGCGACCTGACGAGGGCGTGCGGCCTGTTCTTCGATCTTGTGACGGACAGGCAGGTCCGTCACTCCGGTTACGCCGACCTGTCGGCCGCTGTGGGCGCAGCCCGCCGCCGCCTGGTCGGTGATGCGTGGGTGTGGGCGCAGCGTGACGCCGTCGTCGACGTGTCGCCGCTGATGGCTGCCACCTTGGCCGCGTGGGGCGTCCAACAGGTACCCGTCGCGCCCGCTCCCGTGTTCGCCTACTGACCGCCTGGAGGTGGTGCCGATGCGTGCTGTCGTTGCCACGCTCCTCGAGCTCGTCGGCCTGGCGTTCGTCGTCGCCGGCGCTGCGTTGGCGTGGCCGCCGGCGGGCCTGTTGGCGGCAGGCGCAGGGCTGTTGTGGGTGGCGCAAGTGCAGGCTGGTGACGAGCCGTGAGTCTGCTGTCAAGGCGAGCCCGCGGGCCGGTGGAGCGCAGGCGGTGGTCGTCGGCGATCCCGGCGCCGTCGTCCGAGGGCGGCAAGTACGCGTACCGTCAGGTGTCGGCGGACCAGGCGATGCGCCACTCGACGGTGTGGGCGTGCCATGACCTGCTGGCAAGGACGGTCGCCACGCTGCCGTGGCAGCAGTTCCGGTCCGGCGAGGAGGTCACTCCGGTGACGTTGTCGCCGCTGCTGGCGTCGCCGAGCGGGACGCAGTCGACGACCGGCTGGAAGTACGCCGTCATGTCGTCGCTGCTGCTGCGCGGGAACGCGTTCGGGCTGATCACTCAGGTCGGTCGCGACGGCTGGCCGTCCAAGATCGAGCTGCTGCACCCGGATCGGGTGGAGGTGCGCGAAGACGGCGGCCAGTGGCGGTATCTGCTGGCGTCCGGGACGCGTCGCGAAGAGTTGGATCCGCAGCTGGTGTGGCACGTTGCCGCCTACGACTCACCGGGTTCGCCCGTGGGGCTGTCGCCGATCGGTCACGCTGCGGCGTCGATCGCGCTCGGCCTGGAAGCGCAGTCGCACGGGTTGGACTGGTTCGATCGTGGCGCCCATCCGAGCGCACTGATCTACGCCGACGCCCAGCTCGACGCGCCGACGGCGCAGCTGATCAAGGATCGGGTGCGAGCGTCGTGGCGGTCGGGTGAGCCGGCGGTGCTCGGGTCCGGGCTGAAGTGGGAAGCGGTGCAGGTCGCACCGGACGAGTCGCAGTTCCTGGAGACCGTGAACGCGAACGCGTCGATGGTGTGCCAGTGGTTCGGCGTGCCGCCGGAGATGGTCGGCGTCGCCACCAGCGGCAGCGCCGTGACCTACGCCAATCGCGAGCAGCGCGCCATCGACTTCCTGACGTTCACATTGCGGCCGTGGCTGGTGCGCCTCGAGGAGGCGCTGACCCGGCTCACGCCGCGGCCGTACATGGTCCGGTTCAACACTGGCGCCCTGCTGAAGACCGACCTCAAGACCCGTTACGAGTCCTATGCGATGGCGCTGAACGCCGAGCAGCCATGGCTCACCGTCGACGAGGTCCGCCGCCTGGAGGACCGGCCGCCGCTGGCCGAGACCTCCGAGGAGCTGGTCGACGCCCGTGGCATCGCCGAGCTGATCCAGAGGATCTACCTCGGTGTCGGGTCGGTGCTGACCGCCGACGAGGCCCGAGACATCGCCAACCGTGCCGGTGCGGGCCTGTCGGTCCCCGGCCCGTTCACCGCCGGAGGTGGTGCATGAAGACGATCGAGCGCCGGTTCACCGAGACGCACCTCGAGGTGCGGCGTGCCGCTGACGGCACTGTCGGCCTTCGCGGGTACGCGGCGGTGTTCGACTACGAGGCGCACGGCGAGGTCGTGAAGCGGGGCGCGTTCAACCGCACGCTCGCCCAGCGCGACAACGTGCGCCTGCTCGTGAACCACGACGGCGTACCGCTCGCCAGCACCAAGGCCGGCACGATGACGCTGTCGGTCGACGAGCGTGGCCTCCTCGTGGAGGTGCCCGCGCTCGACATGGCGAACCCGACGGCGCAGGAACTGGTGTCGGCGATGAGCCGCGGCGACATCGACCAGATGTCGTTCGCGTTCGTCGCGCTCGACGACCCGGTCGTCGATGGCGTCCGGGAGCTGCGCGAGACGGTGCTCTACGACGTCAGCGTGGTGACGTACCCGTGGTACGAGGACACGTCCGTGGGGCTGACCGGCGACCGGTCCGTCGACCGGGCGCTCGTGTCGCTGCGGTCGCTGACCCCGGAGCAGCGCACTGTCGTGCTCGCCGAGCTCGACGCCGAACCCGTGGCCGACGAGGCCGACCCTTCCGACGAGTCCGATGCGCCGGCCGAGGAGCCGCGCACGTATTCGCTCGCCGAGGCCCGGGCGTTGCTCGGCCTCGACCCCGCCGCCTGACCGGCGGCGAGACGAACCCGGAGCCGGACCCGGAGCCCGACCAGGGCCACCACGCCGCGCCACCACGTCGTCACCCCGACACCGTCCAACGACGTCTCGAGGAGACAACCCGTGAACCACCTCATCGACATGGTGCGCGAGCAGCGCGCCAAGATCGTCGCACCCGCCGACGAGATCATCGCCAAGGCCGAGTCCGAGGCCCGTGACCTGACCGCCGACGAGTTCGAGGTCGTGAAGCGGTCCGCCGACGAGGCCAAGGCCATCGACGAGCGCATCGCCGAGCTGACCGACCTTGCCGAGCGCAACGCCCTCGCCGCCAAGCCGCTGCCCAAGGTCGGCGGCGTCGTCGTCCGGGCCGAGGCGCAGACCTACGGCAAGGGCGCCCCGAACAGCCACGTCCGCGACACCGTCCTGGCCGTGACGCGCAACGACCCGCAGGCGTGGGAGCGGCTCCGCCGTCACGCCGCCGAGGTCGCGGTCGAGACCCGCGACATTTCCCGGACCGACGGCGCCGGCGGCGAGTTCGTGCCGCCGCTGTGGCTCGTGGACATGTTCGGCGACTTCCCGCGGCCCGGCCGCGTCGTCGCGAACCTCTGCACCCAGCTGGCGCTGCCGCCCGGGACCGACTCGATCAACCTGCCCCGGATCACCACCGGCCCGCAGGTCGCGATCCAGACCGCCGACAACGCTGCGGTGCAGGAGACCGACGCCGTCACCGCGACCGTGACCGCCCCCGTGGTCACGATCGCCGGTCAGCAGGACCTCTCCATCCAGCTCGTCGAGCAGTCGCCGCTCGCCGGCGGCATGGACCAGCTCATCTACGGGCAGCTGCTCGCCGACTACGAGCGGGTCCTCGGCGCGCAGATCCTGAACGGGTCCGGCGGCTCCGGCCAGGTCCGCGGCATCCTGAACACGGTCGGGATCAACGCCGTCACGTTCACCAACGCCAGCCCGACCGTGCCGCTGCTCTACGTGCCGCTCGCGCAGGCCGTGAACGGCGTCGAGACCAACTCGTTCCTGCCGGCGAACGCGATCGTCATGCATCCTCGTCGCTGGAACTGGATGACGTCGGCGCTCGACAGCCAGAACCGGCCGCTCGTCGTGCCGGTCGCCCACGGTCCGTTCAACGCCATCGGCGCCGATCAGGTCGGCTCCGCCGGACAGGGCTTCCGCGGCTCGGTCCTCGGCGTCGGCACCTACAGCGACGCGACGATGCCGACCACCGTGGCCACCAACCAGGACCCGATCGTGGTCGGCGACTTCCGTCAGGCGTACCTGATGGAAGGCGCGGTCCGCACCCGGGCGCTGCCCGACGTGGGCTCGGGCACGCTCACGGTGCGGTTCCAGCTGTACCGCTACGTGGCCTTCACCGCCGGCGCCCGGCCGACCGCCTTCTCGGCGATCACCGGCACCGGCCAGGCGGCCCCGTCCGGGTTCTGACCCACACGGGTGACGTCGCAGCGTCCCGCCGGAGACCTGTCCGGCGGGGCGCTCGACGTCCTCCGATCGCATGTCGACAGGAGACCCGATGGACACCGACGCCTACGTCGCAGCGTTGAAGGTGGAGCGCCAGTCGCTGATCGAGCGCGGCCTACCCACCGACGATGTCGACGCCGAGATCGCTCGGGCGTCCGGCGTCGACGCAACCGACGCCGGGCCCGCCGAAACGACGGCGATGCCCAAGCCTCGCCGACGCAGGGCCTAGGAGCCGAACATGGCGTGGGTGACCGATGCCGAGTTCAAGCGGTGGGTGCGTCTGTCCATCGACGACGTGCTCGACGACGCCGACGTGGCCGTCGCGTTGTCGGCGGCACACCGAGCGGTCGAGCAGCACTGCGGCCGCACCTTCAACACGCTCGTCGGCGCAGCCGCAGCGGCCACCGCCCGAGTGTTCGCGCCGACGCTGCACGACGTCGTCGTGGTCGATGACTTCTGGACGACCGACGGGCTGACGGTCGAGACGCGCGAAACGTCCGATGACGCCTGGGTCGCATGGCCCTCGTCGATGTGGCAGCTGGAACCGCTGAACGGCGTCCGCTACGGCACGCCCGGCTGGCCCTACGAGCGCATCCGAGTCCTCGACACGGGCGAGCACTGGCCGTGGGATGGCGACGCAGCCACGGTGCGCGTGACCGCGAAGTGGGGCTGGCAGAGCTGCCCGGACGACGTTCGCATGGCGACGCTGATTCAGGCGTCGCGCCTACTGAAGCGGCGCGAAGCACCGGCGGGCCTGCTCGAGTTCTCCGGCGATGGCACGTCCGTGCGAGTGTCGCCGCTCGACGGTGACGTGCAGCGCCTCCTCAAGCCGTACGTGCGGCTCGAGCGTCAGTTCCTGGTGATCTGATGCGGTCGCTCACCGAGGTGCGCGAGGAGCTCGCGGACCTGCTGCGCGCGATCAACGGCCTGCGCGCCTACGCCTACAACCCGGACGCCGGAGCGTTGCACTTCCCGGCGATCGTCGTCATGGATGCAACGCCGGAGTACAACCGGACCTTCGGCGCAGGGTTGACGACCGTTCGCTTCCGCCTGGCGCTGTCGGTCGGTGGCCAGGTCAGCCGCTCGACACAGGAGAAGCTCGACGCTTACCTCGCCAACAGCGGCGACCAGAGCATCCGCCAGGCGCTCGAAGACGCCGGCGACTACGAGACCTTCGACGACCTGTCGGTCGAGGGCGTCGTCGTGGTCGGGTTCGAAGACGTCGCAGAGATGGGCTTCTACGGCGCCGTCCTGACGGTCCGGCTCGACATCACGACGGAGCAGCCATGACCACGTACCGCGTGCTCGCCGGCATCGACTACCGCACCCCGGCCGGGAAGCCGAAGCGTGCCGAGGTCGGCGACGTCGTCGACGACCTCCAGCCCGCCGACCACGGCTGGCTCGTGGAGTGCGGGGCGATCGAACCGGCGGCGCCTGCCCGGAAGCGGGCAGCCAAGACTGACGAGGAGTAGTCGATGCCCATCGTGCACAGCCGCCGCACCCGGGCGCATGTCGCCGCCATCCCGATGGCGTGCCACATCCGCCAGGTCGGGATCGACCACACCGTCGACATGGTCGACGTCACCACGATGTGCGTGAGCGCCCGCGAGTACCTCGAGGGCATGGAGACAGGCACGTTCAGCTTCGCCGGACTGCTCGACAACACCGTGGCGCAGCTGTGGACGCCGCTGAACGCGCTGCGGCAGAACGGCCTGGAGAACCCGATCAGCGTCGCGCCGTCCGGGTACGCGGTCGGTGAGCAGGTGTGGCTGGCCGAGGGTGAGCTGATGTCGCTGGAGTACGCGTCGCCGCTGACGGACGCCGTCACGTTCGGCGCAGGGTTCCAGGTCGCCGCCCGCCCCGACCTCGGCGTGTCGCTGCACGACGTGACCGCGGCGGAGACGGCGGGCGGCAACAGCACCAGCGTCGACAACACGGCCGGCACCACCAACGGCGGCGCCGCGATCCTGCACGTGTCGGCGTTCACCGGCACCAGCATCACCGTCCGGGTGCAGCACTCGACCAACAACAGCACCTGGGCCGATCTGGTCACGTTCACCGCTGCGACCGCCGCCGGAGCGCAGCACATTGAGGTTGCCGCCGGCACCACCGTGAACCGCTACCTGCGGTCGATCTGGTCCGGCACGTTCACCTCGGCCACGTTCGCTGTCGGGTTCGCCCGCCGATAACCACCACAGGAGACACCGATGCCGAAGGCACACTCCCGGGTCGCCACCGTCAGCCTCGACAACGCTGCCGGGACCCTCACCGACATCACCCAGTTCGTCGACACCGCCAACCTGGCGGACGCGATCGACGCTACCGAGGTCACCACGCTGGGCGTGAGCGCCCGCCAGTACCTCGAAGGTCTCGCCGGGACGACCCTGTCGATCTCCGGTCCGCTCGACTCCGTGCTGTACGCGCAGATCGCCGGGATCCGCCAGTCCGGCACGACCCGGTCGATCCAGTACCGGCCGATGGGCAACACCGCCGGCTACCCGACCATCACCGCCGAGGCGTACGTGTCGTCCTTCTCGATGAACGCACAGGTCGGGTCGGCGGCGACGTTCTCGGCGACGATCACCTGCACGGGCACCGTCACCATGGGCACCATCTGACGTGACCGTCCACTCGGTCGACGGCCTGGTGCAAGCCATCAGTCGCGGCAAGGGCGCGCTCACCAAGGCGTACCCAGCGGCGAACATGGCCGCAGCCGAGGTCTTCAAGGGGATCATCGAGGCGGAGTTCGCAGCGCGAGGCGTCAAGGCTGGCACCACCCAGATCGCACGACGGCCCTGGCCCGGCGTGCTCCTGCGCCGCCAGACCGAAGGTCGGGTACTGGTCGTGGCAGCCCCGCCGATCCATTTGTGGAACAACCCGACGTCCGAGCACTTCATCGTTGCCAAGGGCGTCGGCGGCACTCGTCGGCGACGCGCCGAGGCGCTCGGCGGTGTTGCGTCCATGACGCGACGCGTGAACGGCGCGAGGGTCACGACTGCGTCAGCCCTGTCCGAAGGTCCCGGGCTCGGCATCGGTCGGCTGATGGGACTATCGCAGACGAAGGACTCGGCGTCGGGCAAGCAGGCACTCAGCATCCCCGGAGCGCAGCGGCCACGCCTGTACGCGCGCCACCGCGGCACCAAGGGCCGGCCGACGTTCCAGTCGGCGGCACGGCGAGCGGTGCCATCCGCGACGAAGGCTCAGGCCGCCGAGATGAGGCGAACGGTGCTGTGGGAGATGATGAAGTGAGTGAGGTCGCGACGCCCGACGTGTCCGAGCTGCTCGACGCGATCATCGACGGGCGCCTCGACGGCGATCTAGTCGACGTGTTCCAGGCGCTCGTTACCCGCCAAGAGGAGCGACTGCGCTCCTTCACGTGGCAGCTCGTCATTCCGTCGCCGGTCGCCGGCGCCGACATGGTGATCGCTGAACACGACCTCACGCTCGACGAGTGGTGTGCGGTCGAGGAGATCGTGAAGAAGCCGTGGACGCAGATAGCGCCACTGGCAGCAGCGGCGAACATGCGCGCCATCCTGACGGCCGTGTTCGAACACCGCTGCGGCATGTCTCGCGCCGAGGCTCGCGCAGCAGCGGGTCCGCTGGCAGGCGACGCAATGCTCAACGCCGTGCAGCAGGTCGAGGTGGCTCGGCGCCCTTTGTCCCGTGGCCGCTGACGGCCTACGTCGACCACGTGGCGACGTTGCGGCAGTGGCGCCCTTCGGAGATTCGCGCCGAGCGGGTCGGTGACCTGTCGTCGCTGCTGTGGCAGATGATCGACCGCCGGCGGGCGGAAGGGGGCTGACGTGAGCATCGCCGAGCGCCTCCGATTCATCATCGAGGCCGACGTCGGCGACGCCATCAAGGGCTTCGAGCAGGTCGGCAAGGCCGCCGACGAGAAGCTCGGCGGTGTCGAGTCGAAGATCGACAAGCTCGGCGTCGGCATGACCCGGGCCGGTGCGGCGATGCTCGCCGCCGGCGGTCTCGCCGCGGCCGGGCTGGTGAAGGCGGCGGGCGCTGCGAGCGACCTGGCCGAGGCGACGAACATCACCAACATCACGTTCGGCGCTGCCGCCGACGAGGTGTCCGCGTTCGCTCAGACCGCGGCCGAGGCGCTCGGCCAGTCGGAGCGGGCGGCCCGGGAGGCGACGGCGTCGTTCGGCGGGCTGCTCCAGAACCTCGGGTTCACGCAGACCGAGGCGGCCGATCTGTCGATCGACCTGACCCGGCTGGCGTCCGATCTCGGATCGGCGTTCAACCGGGAACCGGCCGAAGCCGTGCAGGCGCTCGGCTCGGCGATCCGCGGCGAGACGGAACCGATCCGGGCGTTCAACGTGATGCTGTCCGACGAGGCGGTCCGGCTCAAGGCCGTCGAGATGGGCCTCGCTGCGTCCACGTCGCAGGTCGACGCGAACGGCAAGGCGCAGGCGACGTTGGCGCTCATCATGGAGCAGACCAGCCGCTACCAGGGCGACTTCGCGAACACTGCCGACGGCGCCGCCAACGCACAGCGCCGCCTCACCGCCCAGTGGGAGGACTTCCAGGCTGCCCTCGGCGAGCAGGTGCTGCCGATCATGGAGGACGTCCTAGGCGCCGCCAACGATCTGCTCGGCGGCGTGATGAGCCTGAACGAGCGCACCGACGGTCTGGTGACCACCGTAGCTACGTGGGGCACCGGCCTGCTGCTGGCTGGCGGTGCGCTGTCGACGGTGATCGGGAAGGCGATCGAGCTGCGATCCGGGCTCGGCCAGCTGACGGAGCGGTTCGGCACGACGAAGGTCGTGGCGTTCACCGGTGCGCTGGCCGCGGCCACCGGCGTGCTGATCCAGATGCAGCAGCGCGCCGCCGAGGTCGAGGCGGTCCTCAGCCGGTGGGAGAACGCGTTCGGGAACGCCGACGGCGACGTCAACGCTCTCCGCCAGCAGATCAACGACATGATCGTTGACATGCCGGCGTTGGCGGCCACGATGGAGGCCGCCGGGATGACGACGGCCGACCTGGCCGAAGCGGCGCTGGGTGGCGAGGCGGCGTTCGCCGACTTCTCGCAGAAGCTCCTCGACGCAGTCGGCGACGCCGACCTGGGGAAGACCGGGTTCCGAGAGCTCGTCACCGAGCTGGGCAGAATCCCCGTGGCGCAGGCCAACGTCGAGCGCACCGCACGTCTTGCCGGCGTCAGCCTGGGCGAGCTGGCCGACGCGAGCCTGGTGGCCCGGGATCGGATGGCCGACTACCGGGACGTCACCGAGGAAGCGGCCGAGGCGACCGACGAGACTCGCACGGCGTTCGAGCTGCTGCGGGACGCGCTCGATGAGGGCGAGGCGATCGACAACGCCAAGCAGCAGATGGAGGAAGCCTTCGCCGCCATGTTCACCGGCGCTGCGAACGCGAAGGACGAGGTCTTCGATGCGGTCGCTGCGGTGGCGTTGCTGGCCGAGTCCACGGGTCGGCTCGACGATCACCCGATCGTGATGGAGATCGCGCTCGCCGTCGAGCAGGGCGACCTGGACCTGGCGCTCCGCAAGGCGCGCGAGTTGCAGGCGATCACCAACGTCGTCTCGGGCCGCTCGTCGCCGGGCTCGTTGTACACGCCGCCGCCCATCCCGAACATCGACTGGTCCTTCCTCGACGGCACTCGCGCCACGGGTGGTCCGGTGATGGCGGGCGGCACCTACCTCGTCGGGGAGCGCGGCCCGGAGATCGTCACGATGGGCGCATCCGGGTACGTGCACCCGAACGTCGGCGGCGGCCGGTCCTACTCGATCACCGTGAACGCTCTGGATCCTGCCCAGGCGGGCCGGGTCGTGGTCGACGCGATCCGCGAGTTCGAGCGCAGCAACGGCACCTCGTGGCGGTCGGCGGGATGAGCCTGCCCGACGGCACGATCATCCTGTTCGGCGCCGGCCTCACCCCGGCGCACGACCTCGGCGACTGGGTGCAGTCGATCACCGTCGACCGCGGCCGAAACCGGGAGCTGGACCCGCCTCGAGCTGGCACCTGCGAGTTCGTGCTTCGCAACGACACCGGTTTCTGGAACCCTGGCAACACGGGCGCGTCGCTGGCGCCGATCTCCGGCGTGGGCACGGCGTCGCCGCCTGCGACGCTGCTGGTCCCGGGGAAGATCGTGGTGGCTCGGGCCGGGCCGGGGAACATGTGGATCTTCGTGGGCCGGATCCGGTCGGTGGACTACGACTACCGGCTCGGCGGCGAGGCGATGGTCCGGGTGCTGGCCGAGGACGGGTTGGCGGCGTTGGCTCGCCGCCGGTTCTCCGGGTTCACGCACCCCGAGCAGTCGTCCGGGCAGACGGTCCGTGACGTGCTCACGTGGGCGGATTGGGCGACCGAGATCAGCGCCGTGCAGTCTGCGTGGGGCACGTTCGACCCGGCGGTCGGCACGTCGACGGCGACAGTGGTGGCCGCAGACGTCGCCGATCTCGACGGCCGCAACGTCCTCGACTACCTCGCCGACCTCGAGGCGTCCGAGCAGGGCCGCATCTTCGTCGCGAACACCGGCATGTTCGTCGCGTTCGGCCGGTACTCCGAACCGATCTGGACGGGCGCCGCCGGCACCGGTCCGGCCATCGAGTTCACCGACACGACCACGACCGGCGGGTACGTCGGCGTGAAGTACCGGGCGATCCGTGGCTCGGGCGGCGGCGACGTGCTCTACACGCAGGTGGTCGGCCAGTCGCCGAGCACCGGGACAGTCCTCTCGGTGACGTCTGCCGGTGCGGCCACGTACGGCACGGTCGACCTGCGAGTGTCGGGGCTGCTCAACCACAGCGACGCACAGACGCTCGGCGTGCTGACGTTGCTCAGTGACACGTACGGCAGTCCGGCGTGGCGGGTCGATGGCGTCGAGGTGAAGCCGTACGCGGCGGTGTCCGGGGCGAACCTGAACGACCTGCTCGAGCTCGATCTGCACCAGACGGTCCGGGTGAAGTTCACGCCGGTCGCCGGCTCCGCAGTGTCGGCGGAGTACCGGGTGCAGCGGATCACGCACCGGATCACGCCCGGCGATCACGTCATGACGGTCGGCGTCAGCGTAAAGACGGTGAACCCGTCCGACTTCTTCGTGCTCGGCTCGTCCGCCCTCGGCGGCCCGAAGATCCTGGGGTACTGATGCCTGGCTTCAAGACGTTCACCAACGCGACGCTGACGGCGGCCGACGTGAACGACTACCTGATGGAACAGTCCGTCATCCAGGCGACGACCACGACCAGGCCGTCGGCGCCACACGAGGGCATGGTGGTCGCTGCCACCAACACGAACGCCCTCGAGGTGTACTCCGGGTCGGCGTGGCTGGAGTTCGGCCGGTGGGGCGCTGCGGCGACGTGGACGCCGGTGGTGACGCAGTCGTACGCAGTCGGCGCGACGGTCAACCACGCCGTGTACTTCTCGCTCGGCAAGCTCGTCGTGGCGTGGTTCCGCATCACGATCCCGAACCCCAACTTGGGTGCTGCGTCGAACGCGGTGACGGTGTCGCTGCCGGTGACTGCGGCTCGGGCCGACATGGTGGCCGGCACCGGGTTCATCTTCGACAGCTCGGCGTCGCTCGGCTACAGCGGGTCCACGTACATCAACACGACCACGACGTGCGACTTCCGCCAGCACGGCACCGGCACCGCTGCGGCGAACCAGCTCGGCGTCGCAGGCTTCACGGCGGGCATCACCACGAACGACGTGATCGGCGGCTTCGTCGTCTACGAGGCGGCCTGACGTGGCGACCGTCGTCGTGCAGATGGGTCACGTTCCTCGCACCAAGGGCGCCACCGGCACCAGCGGCCACCGTGGCACCGAGCAAGAGTTCGCCCGGCAGCTCGCACCGCGCATCGCCTCCCGTGTCGAGCAGCTCGGCCACCGGTGCATCGTCATCGGCGCCGACGATCCGATCCCGGCGTGCGACGTGTTCATCGCTCTGCACCAGGACGGCAGCGTGAACGCCGCTGCTCGAGGCGCGTCGGTCGGCTACCCGGCCGGCTCCGGCAACGAGCGTTGGGCGCAGGCGTGGAAGGCCCGGTACGCGAAGGCGGGTTGGCCGGGCGGGTTCCGCCCCGACAACTACTCCGCCGGCCTCCGCAACTACTACGCGTGGAAGCGCACGTCGGCCCCGTTCCGGGTGCTGATGGAGCACGGCTTCGCCACGAACAAGGCTGACGCCGATTGGATGTGGGACAACCTCGACCGGGTCGCCCAGGTCCACGCCGACACGGTCGCCGAGATGCTCGGCACGGTCGCACCGCCTCCGCCCCCGCCCGCCCCCGACAGCGAGGACACCGGCATGGAGCTCGTCTACATCCAGGCAAGGGACCACTGGTTCCTGTCCGCACCGGGCGGCGTGTTCCGCATCGCCGCCTGGGACAAGGTTGCGTTCTGGCGGGACGTGAACCAGCTCCCGGTCGTGATGATGGATCCCGCCAGCTTCGACATGGCCGTCGGCCCGGTCGTGCGTCCCGGGGTTCTGTGACGTGGACGGCACCAGCGCCGTCGTCACCGTCCTGGTGGCGCTCATCACCGCTGGCATCCCGGCGTGGGCAGGGTTCAGGCGGCTACGGGCCGAGAACTCGGCGCAGCACGCTGCCAGCTTCGGGCTGCTCGAGCGGCTCGATCATCGCACCGAGCAGATCCACGACACCCTGACCGACCATCTGCGCTGGCACGCGCACGAGGAGGACGACCGATGACCTCTGAGCCTGTCCGCATCGTCGGCCTGCTGAACACGGCGCTGGCCGCCACGCTCGGCCTGCTGCTGTTCGCCGGCGTCGACCCCGATCTGGTCGCCGCGCTGGTGCTCGCCGCCGCGGCGTGGATCGCTGTCGCCGCCGAGCTGGTGCGCCGCCGTGTCACCCCGTGGACCCCCGACAGCCTGGAGGGCTGAGATGGCCAACACCGTCTACAACATCTCGAAGAAGATCGACGGGTCGCTCGACATCGACACCGACACGGTGAAGATGCTGTTGATCTCGGGCAGCACGGCACCGGACCCGGATCACACCACCGTGTCGGCGGTGCTCGCCGCGGCGGCCGAGCTGTCCGCCACCGGCTACACCCCGGGCGCCGGCTCGGCGGACCGGAAGACGTTGACGATGACCGTCACCGTCGACAACGCCAACAACCGCGTCGACCATGCGACCAACTCGCAGACGTGGACGGCGCTCAACTCGGGCACGATCCGCCAGGTGCTGATCTACAAGCACACCGGCACGAACGACGCCAACAACGTGCCGATCATGTGCATCGACACGGCGACGGGCCTGCCGCTCACCCTGAACGGCTCCGACGTGACGGTGGCGGCAGAGATTTACCGGATCGCCTGACATGGCCGACAACGTCGACATCACGCCAGGCTCGGGTGCCACGGTCGCCACCGACGACATCGGCGGCGTCAACTACCAGCGGGTCAAGATCGCCCACGGCGGCGACGGCACCGCGACCGACACGTCCGACGCTGCACCGTTCCCGACGGCAGTGATCTCCGGCGAGCTGGTCGAGGCGACGCAGGCGCTGCGAGCCATCGCCAACATGCTCACCGGCTCGATCGGCCGTGCCTACGCCGACGACCGAGGCCGGCTTCAGGTGTTCATCGGCGGCGGCACCGCCGCCGGTGTGACGACCGTGTCGACCGTGACGACCGTGACCGGTGTGACCACGCTGTCGACGCTGACCAACCAGACGCAGATCGGTGGCATCAACGCCGCCCCGCAGATCCCGGCGCTGATGCAGCTCGGCGCTGACAGCCTGCGCCGCAACATCTCGACCAGCTAGGAGAGCAGACGATGCCTACCACCAACGGCAACCGGGCCATCCTCGACCTCCCCCGATGGGAGATGGTCGGCGCTGCGCCCGCTACCTCGTCCGCGGGGTGGTTCGTCGTGTCGTCCCGACACTTCCGCCAGCAGCAGCTGTTGGTGACCTCGGCCGCCAACGCCTTCCTGTACAACCCGAGCACCGACGGCTGGACGCAGGTTCCGGCGGCGGGCCTCGGCGGCGCGTTCGGCGCAGGCGCGTGCGGCACCGCGACGGCGGTCGGCCCGTCCGGCACCGCCACTGCGGGCACCACGTCGACCATCACCACCGGCCTGACGCTGGCTCGCGACCTGCGCGGCTACAGCATCCATATCACCGGCGGCCCGAACGCGGGCGTGACCCTGCCGATCGCGTCCAACACCACGGGCACGAACTCTGTGATCACGGTTGCTACGCAGGGCTCGGCGTTCTCGGCGTCCACCACGTTCCGGCTGTTGACGCCGCGCTGGTACATCCTCAACGCCATCGCCTCGGCGGGCACCACCACGGCCAACGTGTTCCGGTTCTACGACTACGCGCTCAACACGTGGTCCAGCGCCGAGACGGGCGCAACCGACGGCATCGCACCGGCTGCGGCGATCACCACCGACAGCAAGCTCGTCCACTGCCCGAGCTGGATCGACAGCGACTACAAGCAGTTCGCCACCGGCACCGCCACCGCAGGCGGTGCGACCACGCTGACCAACTCGGCCAAGGCGTGGACCACCAACCAGTGGACCAACAGCCAGGTCCGCATCGTGTCCGGGACCGGCGCAGGTCAGATCCGCACGATCGCCAGCAACACGGGCACGGTGCTGACCGTGTCGGCTGCGTGGGCGACCAACCCGGACGCCACCAGCGTCTACAGCATCGAGGGCAACGACGACTTCATCTACTACTTGGGGTCCGGCGCCGTCACCCTGTTCCGTTACAGCATCTCGGCCGGGACCTGGACGACGCTGACGCCGACCGCCGCCCGTGCCGCCGCCCCCGGCGCGGGCATGTCGGGACACTGGATCCACAGCGTCCCCGACACGGCGTGGAACGACGAGAGCGCCATCATCAACGGGCGCTACATCTACTCCTTCCGCGGCGCAGCGGGAGCGGTCCTCGACCGCTACGACATCGCCCTCAACGCCTGGCAGAGCGGCCGCACCTACGTCCCCGCCACGGAGACGTTCACGACCGGCACGAAGTGGGTCTACGACAGCGACCGCTACTTGTACTGCCACAAGGACGGCACCGGCCGCTGGTTCCGCTACGACCTGCTCACCGACACGCAGGACGGCTACTCGACCATGCCGAACCTCCAGGGCGCGGCGCTCATCGGCGACACGTCGTGGGACGTCGAGTACAAGGACGGATCCACCGTCATCGTCTACTTGTACATGATCCTGAACACGTCCAACATCGTGCTGCGGTCGATGGTGGTGTGATGGATCCCGGCGAGCTCGCACAGCTCCTCACGCGTCGGCTTGCGACGCTGTCGCAGCTGCGGTCGGCCGCAGCGCAGCTCGGCGACGTGGACCGGGTCCTCGCACTCGACGCCGACATCAGCGCCACGCAGGCGCAGCTCGACGATCTGACCGGCTGACCGGGGAGGCGAGCCGATGAGCCTCCTGCTCCTGTTCGGCGGCACGCCAGGCAGCGGCCAGACGATCGGCGCCACGACCGTCGGGGCGACCACGTCGGTCGTCGCCGGAGCCGTCACCGTCGGCGCCGTCACGATCGCTTCGGCCACCGTCACCGCCACCACCGACGTCGTCGCCGGTGCGGTCACCACGTCCGGCGGCGCGCAGACGATCGACTCGGCCACCGTCACCGCCACGGCCTCGGTCGTCGCCGGATCGGTCACCGTCGGCCCGGTCACCATCGGCGCCGCCACGACCACCGCCACGGCCTCCGTCGTCGCCGGAGCCGTCACCGTCGGCCCGGTCACGATCGCCGCCACGACCACTACGGCCACGGCCTCCGTCGTCGCCGGAGCGGTCACCCAGGGCGCCGCACCGCAGACCATCGGCTCGGCCACCACCACGGCCACCACCTCCGTCGTCGCCGGCGCAGTGTCCGGCAGCGGCCAGGTCGGCATCGGCGCAGCCACGACGACCGCCACCACGTCGGTGATCGCCGGCGCGGTCACCGTCAGCGCCGCACCCATCGGCGCCACCACGGTCACCGTCGCCGCCACGATCGTCGCCGGACCGGTCCTCACTGCAGGCATCTCGCAGTTCGCTGAGGGCGCGCTGGCCCGCCGCTTCGACGACGACGACCTGACCCGCCGCTTCGCGGAGCTGCGCCTCACCCGCAAGGCCCGCGAGCTGACCCTGAGCAGGTGACCATGTCCGGGACCGTGACACTCCACGCCGCCACCCTGGAGCGGCTCGAGGTGCCGATCCGCGCCACCTCCGACCCGACCGCCACCGCCCCCGACTGGTCGCTCACCGCGCCCGGCGCCACCGCCCCCGGGTCGTGGACCGCCGGGTCGTGGAACGGCACATGGACCGGCGGCCGAGCCACCGCCGTCAGCCCGACCATCGGCGCATCCGGCCAACTCGTCGTCGCATCCGGCGGCACCTACCGCGCCTGGGTGCGGGTCACCGCCGGCGGCGAGGTTGCCGTCTGGCCCGTCGGCGCGATCCGGGTCCCATGAGCGCCCCCGACCTCAGCGCGTTCGACGCCATCCAGGCGTCCCGTCGCGCCGGGCAGCCGCTGCGCGTCGACGCCGTCCTCGCCGAGCTGCCCGCCGACAAGGCCGCCGCCCTCGACGCAGCGCTACGCGACCTCCGCTACTCGCCGGTCACGGTCGCCCAGGTCGTGCAACAGCAGTGGGGCGTTCCGGTGTCCGACGCCGCGGTCCGCACATGGCGCAGACGCAACGGCGTGGAGTGATGCCGGACCTCGGCCCGTTCGACCGGGCAGCCGGAGCCGAGCGGCTCGGCCGAGTCGCCGAGCTGCTGGAGCGCTCCGGGATCCCGCTCGAGGAGATCGCCCGGGTCGACAAGGTGCGGGTCGGCGAGCACGAAGTCGCAGTCAAGGTCCGCCAAGACGACGGCACCGACCGGATCGAGGTGATCCGACAGGCCGCCGACTCGCTCGTCCTCACGCCGGTGTGGCAGGCCGGACCGGCGTGGCCCGTCGTCGCACCCGCCGCACCCGTCCGGGTCGCCGCCACCAAGGCGACACCGGCCGACGACTGCATCACCGCCGTCGTGCTGCCGGACTCGCAGGTCGGATGGTGGCAGGTCGACGACGGCCTGGTGCCGATGCACGACCCGGCCGCGCTGGCGGTCGCGGTCGAGCTGGTCCGCCGGGCACGCCCCCACCGGGTCGTCATCCTCGGCGACCTACTCGACCTCGGCGAAGCGTCCACGAAGTGGCTGACCACGCCGACGTTCGCCCGCACCACACAGGCCAGCATCGACACCGCCCACGCATGGCTGGCACAGGTCCGCGCCGCGGCCCCCGGCGCCCGCATCGACCTCATCGAGGGAAACCACGACCGCCGGCTGTCGACGCTCATCCAGAGCAACGCGTCCGCAGCGTTCGGCCTACGCCGGGCACAGATGCCCGCCGAGTGGCCGGTCCTGTCGATCGCTAACCTCCTCCGCCTCGACGAGCTCGGCATCGGATGGCACCCCGGCTACCCGGCCGCACGAGTGTGGCTCCGCGACGACGTCCTCGTCCACCACGGAACCAAGGTCTCGAGCGCGAAGGCGTCCCGGGATCCGGTGGCCGTGTCCACCATCCAAGGGCACACACATCGCATGGGTGCGATCACCCGCACGATGCTCGGCCGGTCCGCACACCCGGTGCACACGATCCACGTCGAGTG